AGAAGGTCGTCAACACCAACGCTGCGCAGCTGGTCGCTACGCAGTACAGCTAAGATTTGTTAGGGTCGTTGTGTTCACGCCCCACCTGGCTTCGGCTGGGTGGGGTTTTCTTTGCCCCACCAATGATCGCATCATTGGCTCGACACCGTTCAGCATAGGCTGGGCGGTGTTTCTTTTTTGACGTTCTCAACCATGCCATGCGCATTTCGCTTTGTGTCATCTGCGGGAATGAACAGCACCACATCGGCCGGATGCTGGACTCATTCGCTCCGGCCTTTGATGAACTGTCTCTAGTCCGAGCCATCGGCTCGCGGAAACCCGACGCTACGCTGTCCATTGCTCGCGATTGGTGCGAGAACAACGGAAAACGGTTCATCTTTTCGGAGCATCAAAACCAGTACGGCGCCGAGAAGTGGGAGCACGTCGACAGCTTCGGTGAGGCGCGCAACGATTCATTCCGGCAGGGCACGGGAGACTGGCTGATCTGGGCCGACTGCGACGACATCATGGACGGTGCCGAGCGTCTGCGCGAAACGCTGGCCGGCGTAGCAGCGGAGGTGGCAATGGTGCGATTCCTCTACGATGTCCGCGGTACGAATAAGAAGCTCTACCGTGAACGAGCCATGCGCCGCGCGAGTTTTCATGCCGGCCGTAAGTGGCACCACGATGTCCACGAGAACCTGCTGCTGCTCGCCGGCGACAAGCACATGGACTTAAACGATCCGGTCTGGGTCCACGCACCGCTTGAGGTCAAGCGAGAGAACCGCACGCGCAATCTGCGAATCCTGCGCAACTCGGTTCGCGACACGGCCGCGCAGTATTTCTATCTGCACCAAGAGCACTACTGCTCGGGCAACTACAAGGCCGCGGAGGAGTTCGCGAAGATTGCGCTGTCCATGCCGAATCTAATGGACTCGTTTAAGTACGAGGCGCTGCTGAACTTGGCACGGTGTTGCGGCAATCATCGCGACGCCATCCGCTACTGCCTAGAGGCGCACGGCGTGTTTCCCTGGTGTCGCGAGGCGCTGACCTCGCTGGTGCTGCTCTACTTCGAGAAGCAGGACAAGGAACGCGCCTTTTACTGGGCCGAGCAGGCACTGCTACGACCGGAGCCGCCAGACGAGATCCGGCCGTGGACGCACGAGGCCAAGCATTACGGCTGGTATGGCATTGATCTGGCCGCGCGTGCAGCGCGATACGCCGGCAAGATGGAGCGTGCGGCTGAGTTGCAGGCCATGTTTCACAATCACTCGCGGCCGACGATCTCGCTGATCCATGCGACCCGCGGTCGATCCAGCAAGGCAGTCGCGTGCCGTGAGGCGTTCCTGCAAAGCGCATTCAATCCGGCCAACGTGGAACACATCTTCTGTGTCGACCTCGACGATGAAGTATCAATGGAGATGTCGCAGCAATTCGAGCACGTCGTTTCCGATCAGCGCAGCTGCGTCGCAGCCTGGAACAAGGGAGCGCGCAAAGCGTCTGGCGATCTCATCATCCAGCTATCCGACGACTGGCTTCCTCCGCTGCACTGGGACTTGCGACTGCTAGAGCTAGTCGCGAACCGCGATCTTGCGAAGGAAGAAGTCGTCATCGCCATTAACGACGGCGCACGCAAGGACTCGCTGCTGTGCATGGCGATTATGTCGCGCGCACGCTGGGAAAAGCAGGGCGATATGTTCTACGCCGGCTATGAGTCGGTCTTCTCGGATGACGAGTTTTCGCATCGAGCCTGGAATGATGGCGTCGTGATTGATGCACGCGACCGTATCACCTTTGTCCACGCGCATCCGCAATTTGGTCACGGTCAACTAGATGCGACCTATCAGCACAATAACCAGAGCGAGCGATACAAGCGAGGACGTGCTCTGTTTCATCTGCGCAATCCGGACGCTGTGACCAAGGAGGCATCATGAAGACGCTAAAGGATGTCACGCTGATCGCGACGGATGGGGCCAACCCAGAGCGCACCGCTCGCGTGATGCGACACTGCGAGCAGATGTTCGGCTTTGCGGCCTCGGTCCTGATCGACACGCCGCAGAACTATCAAGACGCGATGCGCTGCGAGATCGAAGGATTGGCTCGCCACGTTCACACCTCGCACGCGCTGTTCGTCTCGCATGACGGCTGGATCATCAACCCTCAACTGTGGAATGATGACTGGTTGCAGTACGATATGATCGGCGCACCTTGGCCGGCAGCCTGGGGCACAAAGCACCGCGTCGGGAATACCGGATTCTGCCTGCGTTCAAAGCGCTTCCTTGAGGCCACGGCCGCAGCGATTCCGCTCTGGGCTGGTCAGAATGGCGACGTGTTCACCTGCCAAGTGCTCAACCGCCCGCTGACTGAACTGGGCATGAAGTACGCGCCAGTCGAGATTGCCGCCAAGTTTTCATGGGAGCACTACATCGAGGAGGGCGACTGCGGACCTGCGTGCTCTTTTGGATTCCACGGCTGGGTCGCCGGGAAGACAGCCGATCAGTACAACCGACTGCTGCCATGAAGACCATTGTCTTAGTCTACCACGAGCGGCTGGGCGATATCCTCCGTTGCTTGCCAATAGCGAGGCACTTTGCGTCGATGGGATACGACGTAGCCATTGAGTGCCTGCCTCAGTATAACGGCGTCTTTGAGGCCGTCAGCTACGCGCGCCCGACATCGCCTGGGCGTGACCTCAAGGCACGGCGCATCGACCTTCAGATCTGGCCGGATAAGTACGTTGCTTTCCGCGCTAGTGGGAAGTCGTGGGAAGACTTCGTGTACGGGCTGCTGCCCGAGTGCGACGGCCTAGACCGTTCAATCGTCTTTGATCGAGTGCCGACGATGTCAGCCGTCGAGGACCATCTGTACGGTCCACAGACCGCCATCGTTTCCCCTTTCGGCTACAGCCAAACGGTCAAGATGTCGCCGGCAATCATCTGCCAGTATGCCTTCCAGACCTTCGGCGCTCCGATGCGAATCTTGGCCGAGGAGCGGCAGGCCGAGGCGTGCATCGCTGCCGGCTGGTCTGAGTCGCTGTTCCTCACGGCACGGTCCATTCCTGACCTGATCCGGATGTTGCGTGACGCTCGCCAGGTGATGACCGTTAACTCAGCACCTGCCATCATTTGCAATGCCGTGCGGTCGTCCTATTGGCACATTCCGTCCGGCACGCCGCAGGATGATACGATCACCGCCAAGTCCAAGGTTGTGACATTTGGCCCTTTAGTATGACCGTCCGAGACTTTGACCCGACGCGCCTGGAGGCGGACTTTTCGGCCATTCAAGATCAGGCTGGCATCACGTTCAGCATCTTCAACACGGTTATCACCGGCGTTTGGAACAACTCGCGCAACATGTTCCAGTCGTTCGAAGATCAGCGCCGAGACGAGGGGCGCTTCACGGTATTTTTCCTAGCGTCGCAGGTCGTGACTGCTCCGCAGCTGACCACGACTGTCGTGCGCGCGGGCGTGACGTACTTCGTCGAGAACATGGAGTTCGACGCCGAGGGCACTGGAGTTCAGATTGAGGTCAAGAAGTCGATATGATTGAGATTGAGGCACGCACCAAGGATCTAGAGATGGCGCTAGCGCGATTGGCTAGCGCGGCACGGGTGGACTATGGGCAGGTGGTGAAGCAGGAAGCGCAGTACTTGTTGCAAACTCTGCTTAAATTCACGCCGCCAAAGAGCAGGCCGCAGGGCAACGCCGCAGTTGCGCGCGACATGAATAACCTAACAACGCCTTTTGCGCATCGTTATTTCCAAGAGCGTCAGACTGAGGGCGGGTTCTATAAGTCAATTGCCAGATACGTCCGCACTCGCGAAAGCGGCAAACTCCAAGCGTTGTTCAATAATGCAAACTTGAAGGGGTTCTACGGGCTGCAACTGCTGACCACAAAGCAAGAAATTCTGAACATCCATAAGCAGAGACGGAACAATCGAGGTCGCGTTGAAAGCGGGAAAAAGCAGTACGCATCATACATCGCCGACGCAAAGGCCGTGCGTAAGGAAATACAATCTCGCGTAGGCTGGACGCTCTCCGGCTGGGTTCCTGCGGCCAAGGCTACGGGAGCACGTTACCTGAAGTTCTCGGACCGCTTCGGCGCAAAGAGCGGCACGCAGTCTTCAAACTTCAACACGCCCAATCCGTTTATCATCGGGCGAAACTTCAACGTGAAGATCCCGAACTATCAGAGCAAGGTCACGAGCGCCTTACGGTCACGCACTGGAACCACCGTAAAAAAACTGGAGCGCGTGCTTGCCGGCCGAGCGGTTAACCTCGGCTTTATTCGTGTGCAAGGCAATGGCGCTGTTCCAGCCGCAACGCCGCCGACTCCCACCGCATGAGTACCAGAACACAAATTCGAAACGCCATCGGCGCTAAGCTAACCGCCGGCGGTGCAGTCGTGCCGACCGCTAACCTGTTGCGAGGTCGGAATAACACTCTTACCTCAATGTCGTTTCCGGCCGCAGCAGTCTATGCCGTCGACGAACAGATTGAGGTTCGGTCGCTAGCGCCAAGCAATCGCGTGCAGTACCGCCAGCTTACCGTGAATGTGGACTACTTCACGGCACAGACTGGCGTGACGTACATCGACGACCTATTCGACAGCGGCTCGGCTGCGGTTGAGGCCGCGGTTTTGGAGGATGTCACGCTAGGGGGCGTATGCGATGACCTTCATCTGACAAACGTACAATATGTGACGGAGGACGATGAGGACAAGCGCTGGGGCGTCGCGCGTCATACCTTCAACTGCATTTATCTAACCACTGACTAATATGGCTAACCACCTGGGCCGCGAAGGCACCGTTCGAATCAGCAGCACCACCATTGGCGAACTGCGCAACTACTCGCTTGCGCATTCGTCGGATGTCGTCGAAGACTCCATCATCGGAGACACCTACCGCACTCGTAAGGCAACGCTCCGCACTTGGTCGGTTTCGGGCGATCTTTACTGGGACGAAGTCGACGCTGGACAGATTGCCTTGACCGTTGGTTCATCTGTTACGGTCAACCTCTATCCGGAAGGCACTGCTTCGACGGCCACCTACTACACAGGCGGCGGCATCGTCACGAAATTCGACATCTCGGCTGCATTTGACGGGATGGTAGAAGGCTCGATTTCCATTGAAGGAAACGGTGTTCTCAGCACCGTTACGGTCTAATGGAAGCAATTGACCTAGTACGCGAACACTTCGCCGCGCTCGGCACCCGCTCAATTGAGGTGCCCGAGTGGAAGCTGACGATCTACGCAACGCCAGTCACGCTGGCTGAGAAAAATCGCCTTTACCGCAAGGCCAAGGACAACGACATGGAGCTTCTAGTCGATGTTCTAATCTTAAAGGCAGCAGACAAGGACGGCAACAAGCTGTTCAACGCTGACCACAAGATGACCTTGCTGCACAAGGCCGACTCAAATCTCATTGCGCGTGTCGCCAACTTCATTCTGTCGGAGGCTGCGCCGCCAGTTGAAGAGCTAAAAAACTGATCCACGGTGGCGAGGGTGCCGACCTCCTCGCCATCTATGCATTAGCGGAAAAGCTCGGCAAGTTTGCGCATGAGGTCATGGCGATGCCGGCTCAGGAATTGACTGGTTGGCTCGCCTATTTTCACCATCAGCAGCAAGTGACCAAAAAACATGGCTGAAGCCTCATTCATTATCCGCGCAGTTGACGCGACTCGACAAGCGTTTGGTAATATCCAAAACTCGCTTGCTCAGTTGAAGCAGTCGTCGTCGGCGGCGGCGGCTTTCATGAAGCGCGCTTTCGATCCTAAGGCGCTCGGTTTTGGCCTTGCCTCTGCTCTGGGCGTTTCGCTCACTGCTGCGATTGATAAAGCAGTCGACGCCATAGGAAAACTTATCACGCGATTTGAAGACGTTAAAAAGATCGTCAAAGAAACCGCAGAGGAAGTTAAAAAGATTTACGGCACGGCCGCTTTTGAGGCATTAACGCAGGAAGGCCAGCTCAAGTCTGCGATGCAAAAACGCATCGAGATGGAGCGTGAGATTGAGTCGCTTAGGAAGAAGACTGCGGTCGTCACAAAAGAAACAATGACGATGGATCGCACTGGTAGGGTGCGAACTGTCACCACGTTTGATAGTGCAGCTACTGTTGAAGAAGCCAATCGCCTAAAAGAACTGGATGTTGAATACGCAAAGCTAAATGTTCAGATCTCAAAACTAGATTCGCAGATCACGGGCGCTCGATTTGATAAACGAGCCGATGACTTCGGCAAAGCAGTCGGTAAAGTTACCGATGAATTTGAGCAGCTGATCGACGCTGTTCGTCGAACAAATGACGAGTCAGAGCAGGCAAGAATTTCGGCGGATCAAATGATGGTCGGGCTTGCTGAGCGTGAAAAGGATATGTTGGACCCGATGCGAGAGTACGCACGGCAGATTGATCTCGTCATCGGACTCAAGCACAAGCAGCTCCTGACAAGCGAAGAAGCAGAGCGTCGCATCAAGCAAATTGTAGAAGCGTCTGGCGAGTCTGGACGCAAGGCGATGGAGGACTATACCGCATCGTTCGAAGACTTTGAAAGGATGCGGGCGCTGGTTTCTGGTCGGCAAGCATCAGACGGCGAGCAGCTGAATGCGTTAAAGGCGAGAGAGACTGAGCTAGTGGCTAAACTCGCCGCCACTGGTGCTGGCGATCTGGAGAACCGAACCAAGCTGCAAAAGGAACTGGTCGCCGTTTACAAGGATATGTTGCCGCTGCTTGAGGAGCAGCGTCGCCTTGGCAACGAAGCCGGCGCGATGATTGCGATGGGCTTTGAAGATGCTATTTTTGCCGGCGAGAAGTTGTCCGATGTTTTGAAGAATCTTGCGTTGGATCTCATGCGGCTGATCTTCCGCAACGTCATTACTGCTCCGCTGGCCTCGTCCATTGGTAATTTCATCAACGCTGGCCTCGGCTTCTTGGCCGAAGGCGGACCCGCCAAGGCCGGCTCACCGTACATCGTCGGCGAAAAAGGGCCAGAGCTCTTCGTGCCTGGATCGAGCGGCACCGTGATTCCGAACGACCGCATGGGACAGATGGGCAGCGCGGCCGGCGGTCCGACGATCAACATCTCTTACAATATCCAGTCCGGCGTATCTCGGGCTGAGTTGCAGCCGATCCTTGATAATGAGCGCAAGCGTTTGATGGTGACCATTCCCGATCTCGTGCGCCGCGGTGGATCGTACCGGAACGCCTTTGCCTAAGCCATGGCTATTTCATACCCACTCACGCCGCCCTCGCCGTTCAAGGTGAGCAAGCTATCTCTGACCGGAGTCTCGGCTCGTTCACGCTCGGTTTCGCCATTCACGTTTCAGGTGCAGCAGTACAACTGGCCTGGGCAGGGTTGGCTTGGATCGGTCGAATGTCCGCCGATGGTGCGCTCGGACGCTGAGCAGATCATCGCGTTTCTGTTGGCTGCGCAGCGTGGCACGTTCTACTTCCGCGACTACAGCAACAGTGCGCCGCGAGGCAACGTAACAGGCACGCTGACGGTGGCGAGTGCCACGGCCAACGGAACGACGCTAGGCATCTCTGGCGCGACTGGCACCTTTGCCGTTGGAGACTGGCTGCAAATCTCAACGTCACTCTACAAGGTCATTCAGGTGAACTCATCGAGTTCTGTTGACGTGTTTCCTGTGCTGCGCGCTAGCTACTCAGGCGGCACGTCGATTGTGACCTCAAGTCCTAAAGGCGTCTTCCGTCTAGGCAACAATCAGACCGACTGGTCGATTGAATTGGCCGGCATTTACGGCGTGTCCTTTTCTATCGTCGAGGAGATTCCGCAATGAGCATCACCGCAGCAGGCAGGACCATGACGGCTGGTATGGTGGCCGA